GAGCACAATATCCATCATCATCTAAAGACATCTCACCGCATATTGGACATAAACTTCCATCATAATGAACAGGATTGTTTCTACTATATTCCTCATGGCTTATAGGATTTATCCGGGAATCAATAATGACACTCTGACTACTATGGTCATCTCTATATAATGATGTATACTTTAGGGTATCTTTATAATCAAAATAACTTTTAGTGGGATTTATTAAATTTAATGGACTTCGATCAAAATCAAATCTATTATTTCCCATAGTTATAATATTGTCATTGGAACTTGATTGAGCAAAATCAATTAATAACTCTTTTATTATTTGTTTATTTGTTTCTGAGTGATAAGCGTCATCTCCAATAGTTTCAAAGCTATCTATACAAATATTACCATTGTTATCTTCCCAGGTATAGCTCTCACCAATCCATTGGCCATCTAACTCAAAAATCATAAACGCAGCCTTTGGGCTTATTTGGCCATCAATAGCACAACATGCAGCTTGTCCATCTAAATGCTGACAACAACTAGCAATAATTCCAAGGTATAATCCTCTGGCATCACTTCTTGGTAAAAACCTCAAAGTAATTTTTGATTTGGAATTCGGTTTTTGTATTGTTTTTCGATAACTGGCCCACGATGGAAGAGGGACATTTAAACTGTCCAAATAAATTTTTTCTCTTAGTGGATATTTTGTATTATCTCTATTGTGTTCATATTTTTTAGCATCTTCAAAATCTGAATCATATTTACAAAACACTCTCACAAAATCTTTATTGGCATCTTCATAATCTTCATAAATTTCACTAAAGAAAGTCATCTGAAGCATAAATGAAAGTTCTTCCATTGAGTGCTTTAAGGCAATGTCTCTCAAAACTTCGGTTCCAACTACACGATTGTTTTCATCAAATATTTTTAATGTTGCATTCCAATCTTCGCCAATTTTTCTAATTTCTCCAAGGTCACTAATTCTCTTAAATCTTTGAATGAAAAACTGACCGAAGCCTCTATAATCTTGACTTTTTGTTGGCAGGTTTTCAAAAAATTTATCACACACATCTTTTACTCTATTGAGAGGGATATCATTTATACTTTTGACATTCGGCATTCTTAAGTATGTTTGAACAAATTTATCTAAAACAATAGGCAATAATCTTCCAAAAATAGACACTGTATTGGCAATATTATTATAGTATGGATCTATGGCATCATAATGCCCATCATAAAAATTTCGATCTTCATCTGTTATAATAAAATCCAAATCATAAACTATTTGATATTCTTTAAGATCTGAATTGCCAGCATATTCTTTTAAAAGTTCTCCATAATTATTATGTCGATCATCATTTCCACTAAGAATCTGTATTATAGCAGCTATTTTAACATTATTTGAAATATAACTATAAACAAACATTGTTGCTTTATTAACTTGTTCATAAATGTTGAAAACTTTTTTGTAATTTGTCGATGTAGGTTCCAGCCCAGTTTCACTTATTACAGTTTTTACAATATCAGAAGTATCTTTGTCATAATTTATTGAAAATCTATCGGCGATTCTGGCTTTCAATCTCAAATCTCTGAGTTTTAAAAAGTTTTGAATACTTTGCCCACGCACAGAATAATTATGAGATAAATAACTAACAATATAATAATAATCTCTTGATCCTGGAACTAATGCTTTATATTCAGGATTGATTTCAGCTGCTTTTTTAATAGATTCTTTAACTTGATCTATTATCAACAACTTTTCACTTAATTCATCTTGATTAGAACTTCTGGCATTAGTTCTTGCTATAATCAATTCTTGTATTGGTCTGTTTTTTTGATCTTCTGCGACATTATTTCTATCAAATAAACCAAAAGCTGTATCAATTGAACCAATGAAAAAACCATTATCTAATATTTGCTTACCAATATGTTTTATTAATTCTGGAGGAGTTTTTAATCCCGTGTTTCTAGGAGTTCTTTTTACCCATTCAGGACTTAGTTCACCAAACATTAATATGTGATTAGCAGCAGTTTCTGAATCAGCAATATCAGCGAACTTCTTAAAGTTCAATATTTTTCTATATGGTATTTCTACAAAATGTTCATTAGATCTGAAAAATCTAAGTGCGCTTTTTTGCTCATCTTCGGAAAATGATGTAAAATCAGGATTGTATGTTAAAATCTTTGATGGAAGCTCAAAAACTCTAGGATCATCATAATTATAAGTTTTAGATATATTATTACATATTTCATTAACCAATATAGGTGGATATTTAAAAAGTTCATCACCCAATTTAGTAAAAGCAACATTTAACTCTTCTGTTTTTGATACAATATCATTTGACTGAATATTACTAATCAAATAATCTAAATATACATTAGGATTAACTATTGTTAGATTGACCTCAGTTATGGCAGATGTGCGATGATATCTGTCAATAAAATTCTTAAAAACTGTAAGTGCTTTGTCTTTATCAGTTTTGTAAAGAATATAATAATTCAAATTTTTCCAGACATCCCTAGAACCTGTCAATGTTTCTATCTCTGTACATACAGATTCATAATCAGGTAACTGACCTTGTTCAAATAAAAAGTTACCTAATGATACAAATCTATCTTGTCTTTGGGTTGGAAATTCATTATTTAAATAAGCATCAACTTGATCTGGAGGAATAAATTTGAGAACATACAATAATTCATTGTATCTTACTTTGACTGGGAGACCTGTATCTCTGAATTTTTTTCCAACTTGAGGATGTACTGCTAAATAATCATACAAAAACTTAAAAACAGGACTTTTATAATCAACCTCAGTTTGAAAACCTGTAATTTTATTTATTGAATCTGACATTGATCTATCTAAATGACTTACAGGCTTATCAATAACTGTCATAATCAAGTTTTCTGGCAAATAATTTATGATTTCATATTTTGCTTTAATTTGTTCATATTCATTATTTCCATATAAAATTGCTAATGAAAGTTTTTTGATGTCTGTTTTTGATATGTCTTCTAATGTTGTTTCACGCTTTATTAATTTTTTATATAAATAAAACACTACTTTATCAGCTAGTTCAGGATTGGAAGGTAATTCAGGTAAAGCTTCAATAACTTCATTTTTTCTTTTTATAGAAAAATCTATATCTTGTTTGCCATTTTCGATAAGTTGTTTGATTGTTGCTACATTTTGAGCATCTATGTTACCTTCTCGGATATTTTTTATCAATTGGAAAAAATTAGAAAATAAAAAGTTAGAGTTTTTGTAATACGCAGCCAAAGCTGTTCCAAGCGATTTGTTAAATGAGGTGTTATCATCTAATATTATATTAATATATCTTTTTGTTTCATCTGTTGTGGTAAAGTCTAAAGTATTTAATTCAGCTTTCAAATTTCTATAATTTACAGAAACAGAAACTAAACTTTTATGAATATTATTTCCACCAGCAGATAACCAAGAAAGCAACAGTTTCACCACATCATTGAAACCATTTATTTTTTCAATATATGTTACTGCTCCATGATGTAATCCTAGATCACTTCCAGTTAAGTATCCATGATCTTTTCCAAGTTTAAATTCAAGTGGAATAGAATTAAGAACTGGATGTCTTAATTCAGGATGAGCTAGACTATCTACGAAGTCCCTAGTGTTCTCTAAAGGAATGTTTTCAATATCTTCATTTACATCAGCAGTATCATTAAGATCAGAAACTTCGTCATCTGATAAATCTTGAGCAATTTTGATATATTTTGAATATTTGAATGCTTCAGCCTGTATAGCTTCTGCCATCTTATAATCGCCAAATTCATCATAAATTGAGGCCATTTTGAGGAAGGTTTGAGCACGTTTAGTTAAAAATAACTGACTGGATATTTTATTGATTGATGCAAACTTTTTCATAAGATACCTAATGGATATATTCTACATTATTTATTATAGATTCTTAGGTACTATTCTTTGTGCATTAGCATCTGTATACATTTCATCTGTGTTTCCTGGAGTAAAATCTATAAGATAATCTTTATATTTTTTTATCACAGACTCATCATTATTTTGTAATGGATCATCATCTTTGTCAAATTTATCAAAATTAACTTTACCATAGCCCATAGAAAGAGTTCTATCGCCTAAACTGTTTGAGAAATCTATTAATAATTTTTTAAACAGCTCTTTATTTGTTGTTGAGTGAAACAATTCATTACCTATTGTCTCGATACTGTCAATACAAAGTCCGCCCTCTTCATTTGTCCAAACATATCCAGCTCCTATCCATTCATCATTCAATTCTATGGACATAAAAGCTGAATTAGGATTAGACTGGCCATCAAAAGAACAAGAAGCGGCATGGCTTGTTGGATGTTGGCAACATTCAGCATATTGACCAATGAACATTCCTCTTGCATCTTCTCTTGATAAAAACCTTAATCTAATTTTATCTTTTTTATTTTTTTGTATGGTCTTATCAAAAGAAGCCCAATCAGGCAAAGGCACTGATAAACTTTCAATATAAATTTGTTCTGTAGCTGAATATATAATTTTTTGTTGTTCGGAAGAATATTCTTTATCAGAACCAGCTCCATAATGATTGACAAACTCTAACAAAAAGTCATCATTTTTTGGTTTGACATCTTCAATAAGCTCTGCCATAGAAGATAATTTTATTTTCTTGAATAAATCTTCCATACTCATCTGTTTAGAGAGTTCTTTAACTAAATGTTCTCCTGCTATTTGTTTATTCTCGTCATAAATATTTATATACGATGACCACATATTGCCAATTAATTTAAGTTTTATTTTATTTGCTTGACTATAGTTGTTGATAAAGTATTCACCAAAGCCAACCATTTCTTGATTCGTATTATCTGGCAATGTGTTTGCTAAATCATGAATAGCTGATTTTTTTTTATTTGGGGATAAATTAGCATAAGGCATACCATATTGTTTTTTTGAATACATATCTAACATAGGTTCTGCCAATTTGCTAAAGATCTGTATTATAACAGAAGCGTTGCGTACATTTTCTAAAACTTTATTTTCATAATCATTTAAATACATTGTAGTTCCAGAAAGTATGTAAGATGGATATTTTAATGGTATATGATATTCTTGGCTGTTAAATAATTTTCGCAATATGGATTCAAACTCTTCTTTGCTTAAATCTTTTTCAATAATTGATTTATATACAGACTCCAAATTAAGTCCTTCATCAACATCAGATAATAATGATTTATCAAAATAATTATCAATATAATATTTAATAAATTTTCTCTTTATGTTGTTATATTCATCCAAATTTTTGGTCAAGATACTATCTAAAGAAAAATATTTAGGAAAAAGATTGTTGATTTCTTCTTCTGTAATTTTACCATCATTAATATATTCTTGAATTTTTTCAGGCTCAAGCTCATATAATGAATTGTAATTTAATAAATTAACAAAATCTTGATATTCTTTCAGGAATTTATTTTCAATCACTGATCCTACTACTGAGCTTATAGCACTATATTTAGCCACCATTCTAGGAGTGAAAGATGTCAAATCATTTCCAGCCAAAAGTTGTGCTGCTTTACAAGTTTCAGCATCTCTTGTATTATAAATTGTAGAATCCAAAATATCATCAAACAATCTAATCATCAAATTAGGATTGCGATTTCTACTTCTGAAATTTAACATTAAAGTCAAGAATATTTTTTCATATTCTGGTGTACCTGGTTTAATGTTTTGATATAATGAGGTTCTTTCTATACTATATCTAACTTTTTCATATTCTTGATCAAATTCTTCTATTGTGGAATATTTAGAAACAGAAGCTACAGAATCTTTATGAATGTCGCCAGATGAATTTACTAAACCACCACATCTATTAATATCACCAATAAAGAATCCTTTATCTGAAATAGACTTTAATCTATCTTTGAATAAATACGGAATACCTTGTCGTGTTTTGTATAAAAAACTTCCAATATTAGCCAGTAAATTGAAATCTATTTTTCCAAGACAAAATAATATATAATTTACTTTCCTATTATCTACATAAGCTTTCCCAAATTGATCTTCTATAAATTGATTAACTTGTTCAGTTTGCTCTTTGCTGATTGTGATTTCATATCCATATTCTGGCTTTTTTGATAAAAAATCCATATCAGCTTTTTCAGCATATTTATCAATTATTTCAGGAGTGATAGGAAAATGACCACCGAAAAAATCACCAGATTCATTTCTATACTCTGTCATTAAGATAATTTCAGCTGGTCTATATTTCAAAATGTCATTACCTATGATGGAATACATTTTATTTAAGTGACGACAGCCATAAAGCTCATTCATTTGATCTTCATATTTGACAACATAATCGAAATACACATTTAAATTAAATAATGGTGCTTCTTTATCAGAGTCAATAAATTTGAATCTAGGCCAATTCTTCACTAAAAAAGGAACAATTTCTTTACCTCTTTCAGCAAGAAGTTTTAAAACTACCACTTCTCTTTCTAGATTAAAAGTTTTATTATTTGCCTCTAAATATTCCAAATCTTCTGCACTGATTTTTGATTTGATTTGAAGAGCGGACACATATGGTAAACTAGTGCCTCCGTTTCTTCCACCAAGAACAATCACACCATCTTTCACTTTTTGAGCAAATTCTTCTGGTGTAAATGATTCTTTTATGCATAATACGTCATATTTGGTTAATGATTTTGAATCTTCGACATCAAAATCTATTAGCAAATCTGAAATTTTTTCAATATAAGGTAAAATTAATTTTTGATTTAATAATGATTTTTTGTTGAAATCAAATCCGGCACTTTTAAATTTTACCAAAGATTTGAAATAAAATTCAGTGAGATGACTTAATCCACGTATTTCCATAAATTTCTTTACATAATCAATTCCCATAATGTCAACTACATTTAAATTTTTGAAAAATTCGTTTTGTGATCCTAAAGTGATACTCGCAGCAAATCTAAATTCATCATATTTAAACGTGCTCATTGTTTGTTTCAAGAGATCAATATTATATCTATTACCAAAATAAACACGATAAAAATAATTAACTACATCAACATCTTGTGGAATATTGTATTGAGTCATTAATTCTTTGATTGTATTTAAATAATCATTGTAAGCTTCAGATCTTTGTTGTTTTTGATCATTGATATCTTTTATGAACTTTACGGTAGTGGCATCAACACCAGAAGCGCCATCTCTTAAATTGTTTTCAAATATATAGTATGAAGAACCAAGAATCAATTCATATCTTACAAATAATGGATTTTTGTAATAATAAGCAAGGGCAGTACCTAAAGCATTTTTAATATTATTACTGCTACTAGAGTCTTTATATATATCTTTGTAATTTTCAGCTAAAGATTTTAATGAAACTAATATATTATTGCCACCAACAGACAATGATTGAATGAAAGAATTAATTAAATCTTTTTTTCCAGAAATCATAGGCAAATAAAACCCAAAGACATCATGTTGTCTGGTGTTGTATTGTGTATTGTATTTAGAAGTGGGATCCAAACCCATACCATAACCGCTAAACACTTCATCTTCACTATATCCAGGTAACCCAAATCTATCCTTAAAATCCAAATTAACAGGAGATTCAGAATTTAAAGGATTAGGATCAATATCTTCAGTTTGATATTCTACATCAGGCTCTTTATCATCTTCTTGTTCTTGTGCTAATCTTAACATTGAAATAGCATTAGCATAGACAGAATCAGACTCATCGAAGTTATTCAATCTGTCATAAAAAGAAGCCACTTTAATATATTTTTTTGATTCTCTTGTCAGCCATTTTTTTGATGAGATTTTTTGAATAGATGAAAACTTGAGCATATTAGATTCCTGATTATTTTCTACATTAATTTTGTCAGCTGGATTCTTTTTTACCTACACCAACACTATATTGAGATTGTGAATCTGCTGTATACAAAGAACTAGAGTTAGCTGGGCAAAAATCATATAATAATTGAGCTACATATAGAATTTTATTTGTCTCTGTTGGATTGGATAGTTTTTTGTTTGCTGAATTGAAACTAAATGAATTGTTTCCCACTGTACATATTTTTCCAGATGGCAATGAATCAGCAAAATCCTCCATAAGCTGTTGACCATCATTTTTATATTTGGATCTGAAATCATACATAGGACTTTCGATGCTGTCAAAACAAACATTACCATCTTCGTCTGCCCAAACGTAAGATTGAAATACTAATCCTTCGGGTCCTTCAAATACAGCAAAAGCAGCATTAGGATTCAAATGTCCATCATAAGCACAAGAAGCTGCCCAGTTTTCAGGTTCTTGACAACATTTTGACAATCTGCCCAAGAACATTCCTTGTGGTTCATCTCTTCTCAAAAATCTTAATGTTAAGTCTCCAGATTTGCCAGTGAAAGATGCCCAATCAGGTAACTTTACTTTCAATCCATCAAGAAATACCTGTTGAGTACCAGCAAATAATTTCTTATATCTTCCTGATTGATTGTCTGCTTCTGTTGGTAATCCTCTAATATCACAGAATTGATATGCGAATGCTTTACTTTCAACAGGCAAATCTTTCATTACTTGTCTAAAACTGTTGTGTTTAATAATCTGGGATAAATCTGAAACATTATATTTAGCAGAAAATTCATATACCAAGCCTTCTTCTAATACATTATCATCATCATCCCACAAAGAAATTCTAGAATTCCAAGCATCACCCACCAATCTCAAATCACCCTTTTTATCATCAGGGAAATTAGTTAAGAAATATTGAGCGTAACCATTAAATTTTTGATTTAAATTTGTAGGTAATAAATTAGCAAAATCGTGGATTATGTTGCCTTTCAATTGTAGATCAGGAATAGAATCGAATCCTTTGGTGGGATATCCATTTTTCCTACACAAATCAAAAGAATAAGCATCTAATATTTGAGATGTTATATTTCCAAATATTTGAACTATTTTACCAATGTTAGATAATGATTCTTTGTCACCAAAAGATGTCATCATTGTTCTTAAATCTTGTTTAGGTAACATTACTTTTTTAGGTAATCTTACATTAAGTTTGTAAACCCTCGAAAGCTCTTCATCACATTCTGACCCACCACTTAAATTGGCTCTTATATATTGTTTATGTTCATAAATTGAATTTCTAAAAACATCACCTGTAACAATTTTCTCAAAACTTGATCCGGGACCTAAATCATCAAATATATCGGGTTTTAAAGATCTTATCCCATCAAAAAATTTTTTATAGAAATCAAATAAAATTTTGTTATATAATATATTACGATCTAATTTTAATGCTAATGTATTGAATTTATTTATATAAGGGCGATAAGCCACCCATACATTTAAAAATTTATCTGGATTTCTAAACCTTAAGCTTTCCAACCATTCTTTTATTTCTTGTTCTGTCATTTCAAAAAGAACATCAAAACCACCAATATTGATGATGGGTTCAGCTTTCATACCAGATTCTCTTATGAACATATCACCAATGAACATATCATTAGTTTCACTTCTAAAATTAACAGTGGTCAAAGCATCAGAAGCTCTTCTACTTACATTGCTAAAATCAAATGTACCAATAGCAGCTGATAAATAATGGAACTGTTGAAATGTTCTGTTTGGAGTATTTACATGAATTACAGAATCCACTAAACTTATTAACATAGATGGATCTCTGCCACGAATGTTATAGTTTTGAGCAAATAAAATAAACAACTTATTATATTCTTCACTATGAGGTATGATTTGAGAATAATTTTTACTTTTTGCTATTGCTTCTCTTATTTTATATGCATCTTCAGGTTTGCCCAGACATGCATATAATTCAGTACTTGTTAAATCTGGATATTTTCCACCAACATCACCTAAACCTTTTAATGAATCATAATTTCCAATAAATGGAACTTCAGATTTATTCTTCTCTGTTATTAATCTTAATAAATAATCTTTGTTTTGATCATTTATACTTTCTATATATAAATCAGCAACATCTTTAAATAAATCTGTGTCGAATCTTCCTAAAATAAATAAGTTTTTAACACAACTTCCCATATTAAACGTTTCAGAATAATTATGTTTGACAAATTCATAAAAATTATCAAGAGTTTCAATTGGAATTTGATAAGCAAATGGAAAACTAAAATAAATATCTATAATATTTTGCTCATATTTAAAATTTGATAAACCAGTTAGTCTACCATCAAGATATTTTCCTGAATGTTGCTTGACCACTTCATATTGTTCTATTGTAAGTTTATTATCATCAGGCAATCCAGTGGATAAATCAAATTGTTCAGATATACGTTTTACTTCTGCTAGCGAATAATCGTATATCTTTTCACCAATGTACAAATAACATGTATTAAATGGAGCGAAAACTGAACTTAATGTGAAATCTTTTTTGTAATTAGAAAAATATTTGATGTAAACAGGCATTAAAGATGGCGTAAAATGACTTAAAATTATATTGTGATTGCTTCGCCAAATCTGACTCATCTTTTCAAATGCTTTTTTACCATTTACTCCATCCATTTGAATCATTTGATGTCCAGCAGCTAACCAAAGATAATTTTTAACATCAGGATAAGTTTCTGACATATAATTAAATGCTTCCATTTTGTCAGCAAAATATTCAAAGCCTAAAGCTTGGTTATCTGTTCCATATTTATTCATTGGAGCTTTGGCTATTAATAAAGGATTTATATATTGGATTGCTATTCTTCGTTGATCATAATGACCTAATCCACTATTGTAAGGTGGAAGAGGGGATTGTAAAAAACCATCCACTATTTCAGGATATAATTTCATTTCTACTTGACTTATAGCATTTTCTCTGCCAAATAATAATGTCTCTAAGTAATTGTAACCAGAAAATCCAAGAGTATATTCGTATAAACTTCTGTCAGTGTCTAATAAAGCTATCACCCTTTTAAATACAGTTTCTTGTGGATATTTTGAGAAAAAGAATATCATACTTCTAAGCAAAGAATAACTAAAACTTGAAGATTTTGGAAGATTTTTGGATTTAGCTGCTTCTACATACATTAAAGCTCTATCCACTGCATTAGCATCTAATAGGTTTGTATCTTTTATGACATTCTTAATTTGATAGGGAGTTAGTTCGGAACCAAGATCATTATAACTTGATAAGATAAACTTAATAATATGATCATTGTTTGCCAATTCTGGTCTGTGTGTTTTAAGCAATTCATTTACTTGCTGATACACACTATTAAAATTATTTCTCTTCTCAACACCTTTATTGTGAAATTCAGCTAACAATGCCACAGTGTCTTGATCAATATCACCATTAACAATATCATCTGCTAATAATTTTTGATTACCTACAAAAACAGATACATCAGAAGCAATTAAAGGATTCTTATAATAATAACTTAATGCCAACAAGATAGAACTTTTAAATAAATTAGGATTACTCCATCTACTAACAGCAAGACTTAAATGCTCCAAGCTCTTTCTGACATTAGAACCACCCATTGATAAAGCACGAATAAATTCATTAATATGCTGTTTACTAGCACTTGTTTCATCCGCAATATCAACATTACCATGGTCAGATATTCTACTTACATCGCCATAATCATATCTGCCTGTGTTAACATCATCAATTACAAGAACATCAACATCCTCTTCATCTTCGTTTTCAGGCGTTTCTAAAATATCTTCAGAAACCCTTATAAATCGTGCTATTTTGATTGTAGATTCATAAATACTCTCTGATTGCTTGAAATGCCCTAATTCATCATAAATTGAGCATAAAAAAAGATTGTCTTTACTTGCTTCTCTAATCCATTGTTGAGCTTTTTTTGATGTTGCTGAATATCTTTTCATTCTTATACCTAATAAAGATTATAAATGTTAAATCCCATAGATAACAAATAATCCCCTACAAAACTTTATAATGCTAGGGGTAAATACATTTAACACAGAAATTTTTTAATATGAAAGTAAGATTAGTAAATTATAAAAAACTCGCATTTGGATTTATCAAGAAATCGCAAATAGCTGACAATCAACATTTATATAAACTTTCTTCCAAATATTTTTCGTTAGCTCACAAAATATACAGAGTAGCTAACACTGAACTTCAAGAAAAAATTGATAAAAATAAAAATGTTGTCAGAGAATCTAACAGAATTAAATTATCTGAATTTATTGAAGATGAACCAAACAAAGGACAAATCTATGCTTTCTTCCAATCATTAGAATTTCCATATGATATTAACTTTGGAGATCCTAGCAGAGAAGATAGAAAAAGTAATTTCTTAAGATTTTGTAATTTATTAATTAAACTGTCTGAAAAAGGTATCAACTCAGACATAGCTTTGGTAACAGTACAAAATCAAAATGAAATAATTTATCAAGCAAAGTCTGGACATAGAAATTTAACAGCTATAAATGTTCCCAGTGATATTGAAAGAAATCCTGATTCTAAGGTAAATGTATTATTGCAATTTTTAGAATCAAGAAATCAGAAATATGGTTTTGCTGGTGATAGAAGAATGGGTTTCAGAACTCCAGCATTACTTTTAGATTTATATCTTGAATTATTTAATATAGACAATCTCCCACCATTATTGCTAGACAGAAAAGATTATTTAAATCTAATGTATTCTGAAGGCGAAAATTTTTCTTTTGACAAAGAACATTTTGATTCAGCATTACATCTCAATTATATCTTGGGCAAACATTCAATCCCATTTGTTCAAAAATGCCAAACAGAATCTAGTGGTAATTCTATAGTAGATATTCCACATATTGTAGATAACACAATTAATTTATCCAAAATAGAATATGATCCCAAAATCACTGAATTCATTATCAAAAACTATTTTAATATCAATCTAAGAAGAGAAATAGAAAACAAGCTAAGAAAAGATTTAAATTTATCTGAAGAAGATTATAAAAAATACACTAATGAAATTATGACATCCGATGATATTGTAAAAGTAAGTTATGAATTTTATAGAAAAAGCGATTTTATAAGAGATGCTACAACCAAGCTGAGAAAAAATTTATCTAGTGTAATATCAAATTGGAATAGACCGATCAGGATACAAGGCGAAGAATTTAAACTTGTCTCAGAAATGTCTAATATGCCACTTGAAAAATTGCGTAAAACTATCACTAATGATGTTGCTGCTGAAGACATTGGATATGAAAATATTACCAATGAAAGATTATTCCAGGCAATGCTCAAATATCAAGAAGATGATATAAAATCATTCCTTGAAGTACAAAAACTTATGGATGAAAGACCTGAAGAAAGTGAATGGTATGTAAATCTAAGCAAATTAAGAGTGGAAAATGATTCTTATATTGCAAGAGTACTGCCTAAAAATGATTCAAGGTTTGCTTTCGTTGGAGCTATTACTGGATGTTGCCAAAAAATTAAAGGAGCTGGAAATAAAGCTTTTTTAAATACATTTGGTTCAGATTCAGGTATTTTCATCATAACAGATAAAAAAGATAATTTGGTGGCTCAATCTTATATTTGGATTAACCAAAGTACAATATCTTTAGACAGCATTGAATCTAAATACTCTTCATTCAATCATCAAGACTTTAAAGATATATATGAAAAAGCTTGTAATGAAATTTTCTCTAAATATTTTGATGTAGTGTTGTGTGGAAGCAATAATACTTCATCTCGATTTTCTGATGCTGAAAAATTTATTCCATTAAATATATTTGAAAATAATGATCCAAACACTTACACTTACGACACACTTGGAGGAAGAAGTGTTTTATTTGCTAAACCTGAATCATTTGATAAATATCCCATTTTATCAGTGTTTGATACAACTAAAAACAATCTTAATAAACCTTACAATGATGATGAAATTAAAATAATAATTAATAATCAAAATATCAAAAATAATATTTGTAATTCATTGGTCAAAAAATATATCAATGAATTACAAGATGTAATAAATAAAGATAATCTCCTGAAATTATATGATCAATTAGGCAAACCTACATTCCCCGAAGATTTTTATGTTTTATGTTTAGTGATGGAAAGACCTGATTTAATAGATTTTGATGTCAATTTAAATAAAACACAATTCCAAATAATGCTTAACAAATGGCTGAGAGATGGGAATCACTTGAAAGATTCGAATCAAGAGAGTGACATCCAACAATTAAAAAGAGATTTAGCCAAAATTGAAAGCTTTAATTATCCCACAAAACTTTACAATGCTCAAAAGATATTTGGATTCATAAATTTTGAAGAAAAAATGTCTAAGTTTGAAACAAGTGATTTAATTTATTCTTTGAATGATGAAGATAAAAATTATTTATCTAACTTAATTACAGAAACTACGTCAATAAGTGATTTCTTAGGCAAAAAAATCAACTTAGAAGATTTAAAATACAATTCATCTGCTTATGATTTTTTCAGCTTTTTATTGAAAAAATATATTCAAAAGAATCAACTATCAAATGATGATATAAAATTTGTCAATGATAATATGTTTAATAGATCTTGGGACGAAAATAATTTAATTAATTCTATAGAAACTGGTTTTATTGATTATTATCTTATGCCCTTAGATGATGATGAAATTCTTTTACCAACTTCAGATTATATAAACTCTATTAGATATTATGTTGAAAATTATAATCAAAATCAAGATTCAGTGCAATATGGTGAAAAAATAAAGCTATTGATAACAAAAATATTAAATAATATAAATTTGTATCCATCTAATTCTGAAACGAATTATAGATTAGGTTCACTTGCTCATGCTTGTGTTTCGAATAATTTTGGTAATTTAGATATCAATGATTATAATGTTCAAAAAATGATTACAAAATCTGGTTCAGGAGACAAAATTCCTCAAGAACTAAACACATTATATATTTCAATTTTATATCAAATATTATATATTGCAGACAATTTAACATTTGCTCCAATAATCAATTTGATAGTGGATCAACAAAATTTTTATGGATTAAACAAACTCAAAAATATACAATCAATCCAACAGATAAAGGTTATATTTAAAGAATCTATTACATTAAATCGATCACAAATCGAAAATCTGTCAGAGGCAAGTGATAATGAGATAATTTATGATAAAAAAGTTTTGCTGGAAATGCTTGAAGATATATTGAGTTTTAGTTATCTTGAAATTAATCTGAAAGAATCCTACCGAAGAAAAGAAAATTTCAAAGATATTGTTTTAAATAATTTATTGTCTGATCGTTATTTACAAAAAATTAAAAATCAACTTAATAATATGCTACCTGAAATAAATCAATTAATACAAAGAAAAATTTCTGCATACAGGGGTTATGTGAATATTGTTCCTAATGTTGATCCATATGTTCTTGAAATGCTTAAACAACCTATTACAACACCTGAACCGCAACCAAGACAACCAGAAGAACAAAATGAAATCACAGCAAATAGAAAAACATTAAGATATTCAATAAAACAAAAATAAAACAAATCCCCTAAACTTTAAGGGGATTTTGTTCAATTGTCTTTGGCTTTATAGGTAATGTTTTTTCTTTGTAAATTTTTTGCTCACTAGATAAATCTGAATATGTAATCTTTTCATCCTGATCTAATGGAAAATTAGGATATAATGAATTATATATTGCTAAACAAATATTATAATTAGATGTCAAATCTACATTAACATCAAATGATTTTACATAATCTGTCTTGTCAATACCACCCTCATAAATACCCATAAGCTTAGAAATTAATATCAATGTATCTTTTATATAATTTTTCTTAGATATTTCATTTTCAAAAGATATTAAATTATTAAACACAGGATATAAATGAGAATAAATTTGTCGCTTAATAAATTCCAATGATGTATTTGTAACATTATTGTCAATTACAGGCTGAGGTATATATTGATCATAAGCTTGGGAATTTTCATATAATTTTTCTACAATAGACTTAAAATCTTTAAGCGATAACATATGATTAAATATCAACAATGGAATATTATTGTTATGGCAATAATTGATTTTTAAGATATCTCTCTCTAATCCTTTTTGCCAATCTTGATATGATAATTTCTTACCAAATGATACAAAACCATAATGCTGATTTCCATTAATTTCAACAGCTAATAATATCTTACCATTTTTCTTAAAAGCATAATCCAAATACAAAATATTGGTTTTGTTTGTTAATACCTTAATAGGTTCACCAGATTTTACAGATATACCATCATTATTGTAGTTGTTAAATCTTTCTCCAAATAAACCCTCTCTGAAAGATCTCTTAACTGGTATGTAGGTTTTTCTGTTTTTTATAGTGCGGAATCTTCTTCTGTCACCAAGGAAATCATTTAAATTACTTTGACTTCTAACATTATTGCCACTAGTGTTTAATAATTTAATCCAATGTACAATACCCATCTCTTCATTAGGCTCAATAAATCTATTACCTACCCAAAAACCACCCTCAACAGGATTTCTTAATAATTTAACCCTTTCAAAAGAATTATATATATTCTTACCATCAACTATTGTTATTTTTCCATCTCTACTTAAAAATTTTCTTAAACTATCTCTGTCATTTCCCACAATATTATCTGTGCCTAATAATCTATTCCAATCCCCTGTACTCATTTTTCTATCAGGACTAATAAAATCACCACCAACATAAAATCCTTCTGAGATTGGATTTTGAAATAATATTGATCTGTTCTGAGGATTAAATGTATATACTAAATCACCATCATGATTTCTAATTAATTTGTCACTTAAAAATTCTTCCAAACTTTTTTTCTTCTGCTTAATCACATCAGTTTTTAATAATCTACCCCACTCAGAAACATTCATTTGCGCTGATGGTTCTATAAAACCTACACCCTCAATATAAAATCCTTCTGGTATTGGATTTCTTACTAGAATAGCTTGACCAGATAAATTAGGAAGATAAAATTTTCTTTCACCAATATACTTAAATTTATCATTAGTTAAAAAGTTCTTTAAGCTATCCTTGTCTTTGGCATTAATTTTATGGGTGCTTAATAACTTAAGCCAATCCTTAATATTCATCCGTTCCCCATAAGCAATAAATCTAGGTTTTGTTTCCACTTCCCCTAATTCATTATTATTTTTCTCATTAACCCAAAAACCACCAAGAATAGGATTACTTAATAATGTTGGACTACCTATCACACCAGGAATATAAAATTTCTTCCTACCCTCATACTTAAATTTATCACTTACTAAAAAATTATTTAAACTTTCCTGATCAGTAAATTGAGTGCCTGTTTGTAATAATTTTTTCCACTCCTTAGCACCCATCTCTTTACCACGAGGAATAAACTTAGGAATTAAAATTGTTTTGCCAGACTCATTCTCTTCTTTTTCTTTAATATAAAATCCACCCTCAACAGGATTTGATAATAATACTAAACTTCTATTGACAGATTGATATACTTTTCTGCCACTATCATCAATACTAATTCTTTTATTTAAAAAATCTAATAATCTGTCTTCATCATTAACATTATTTGGACCAGTGGATAATAATTTCATCCACCCTAAAACACCCATCTTTTCCCCATAAGAAATTTGTCTAGGAATTAAAACAATTTCACCTGATTCATTCTCTTTTTTCTCATTAACCCAAAAACTATCAGGATAAAGATTGTTGATCAATTTAGCAACAACAGCTAATCTATACCACATAAGAATAATCCCTAAACAAAATTAAATTTCTCATAAAGAATAAATCCCATAACAAAAAATAAATCCCCTCCACAAAATAGAGGGGATTAATCTAAATTTCTAAAACCATCTGACCAACATAACCCAATTCCCTAATCCTATCCCTAACAATCCCCTCCACCTCTAATATCCTTTGAGCCATAACCTTCTTATTATTTTTATCTTTACTTACATCAATAACAAATAACTTAATCCCAAGCTCCCTACACTCCACCACTTTTTCTTTATCTATTTCTTGTCTTCTTAACAATTCTTTTTCACCAAAGATTGCCTCATAATGAAATATTCCATTTATTTCTATTGCTAAATCCAATACAGGAATATATATATCTAATTCATAACCAATATCTGTCTTGTTGTATCTAATCTCAAAACCATACAACAGATTTAATTTATTCTCTATAGCAATTTCTAATTTGCTTCTCGTACTACCCCAATCTTTTTTTTCTCTTATCAAAATATAATAACATTCTTTTGAACAACAATGTCTAGGGTTTTTTATAGAATTACATAAATACTTCATAAACAAAACATCACAAACAAGACATTTTACTTGAACCTTTTTATTTGCGAATTTATGTTGACATTCTACAGAACAAAAATTATTCTTTTTATTTTTTATTTGGCTTGGTGCTTTCAAAAATATTTTATTACATTGTGAACAATTTATTGTTATTGCTTTGTTTCTGTATTTATAAGCACAATCACAAGAACAAAAATTATTTAATCTAATAGCACTTAACTCTCTTAAAAAAATATTATTACACTGCAAACAATTTAATTTGATTTTATTTTCTTTAAACTTACCAAAACAAGTTGTAGAACAAAAATGATTTTTACTCTTATTTAATGTACTTTGTTTTTTTTTAATCAAAACATTACAACTAGAACACTTTACTTCAACATTAGTATTCTTGTGTTTACTACTACAATCTCTAGAACAAAAATGATTCCTAAATTTTTTTAACACACTCGGCCTTTTATAACCGCTAACACCACAACCACTACAAACAAAATTATCTTCTCTCATACACACATTTATACAAACCATAACAACAATAAAGAATCTCTCAAAATCAACCACTATCTTGTTATAATTCGAATGTATCGTGTTCATACCTGATAAAATACATTCAGCTTGTAAAAATAGAAATAACACTAATTTTTATGCTCAAAAATGCAAAGAATGATAAGTGTAAAAAGAATACATACACAAAAGAAATCAAAGTGGAGACCTAGTGGAGACATAATCCCATTTTAATACCCTACATAAACGTTTTATAGATAAATATATATATGCAGTGGAGACAAAGGAATCAGATAAATATACATAGAATATATTAAATCCAATATTCTTAAACAACATATATGAATTAAAAATATCCCCCTATAGACATTTACTATAAGGGGATTTATTATTTTTAGGATCAAAACAAACAAATAATTCGAAAAATATATATAAGGGAAAAAAGAATATTCTCTTAGCTAGAATATTAATTGGATCAAAAATAGATTTAATCCATACAATAATAGACTTAATCCATACAATAATAAATTAAGTCCATACAAAAATATATTAAGTTGATCTTCTATTTATCGGGGCTTTTTTCCTTCAAAGACCATTTTAATATTTGAACTATTTAAAATGAGTGGTAATAGGTAATTTTCTGCATATATTTCGCATATTCCTTTTTTTCGAGCCTATATATGAAAGATACAATTAATTATATCTTTTCTACCTTAGCTCTTATATTAGGTTCAACATTTTATAATACATATAAGGGAGAAATTCGAGCCTATGTTAATTCATTCTATACATACATCTAAAGTAAATGGTCCAGGAAAAAGATTAGTAATATGGACTCAGGGATGTTCTAAGGGATGTAAGAATTGTTTTAATCCTGCCACTTGGAAATTCGAGGGATTAAATATTCTTCCCTTAGATATAATTAAAGAAATAGGGGATGTTTGTGGTGTGACAATATCGGGGGGAGATCCATTAGAGCAAGGGGATATTTTAGATTTATTAATTCCCTTATATGATTTAAATTTACCTAAGGGGATTATATTATTTTCTGGATATACAATAGATGAAATTAATAATTCTAGTTTAAGGGATTGTTTAAATTATATTGATGTTTTGATTGATGGTAGATATGAGGATGAATTAAGAATTTCGAGTGGATTAAGGGGGAGTGAGAATCAGAACATTATATATTTCTCTGATAAAATTAAACCAGAGGAATTAATGATGGAACAAGAAATAGAAATAGGTGATGGATATATTTCTGGTTTTCCTTATATAGATAAAATATATTTAAGGAAGATGGGAATTAAATTATTATGAGGTGGAAAGATGACAAAGAAAAATAAAATGTTGTATGATGCTTTGATTGATTATGTTTCTTATTTTTATAATTATCCTGATATGCCAGAGAGTGCTAAGATGAATGCACTTAAAATTTTCGAGCATTTATTAGATGAGAAGATAGATGTAAATGATTTTATCCCAGTGATGAGACAAATGCAATTAAGTTTAGATATGGTGGGATATATTTAAATATATTATAAGAGAGATCATTAATATGATCTCTCTTATTTGTTTGATATAATAGGTGTATGAAACTATCTCTTTGTTGTATCTCTAATGTGTTGGCCGAGAAAAATATTAAATTTCGAACAATGACATATAAGAGTTTTTCGAGCAAATCAAAAATCGAGTCATTAGAGAAGCTGTCAGATATTGTAAGAAATAATTTTAACACTACAGAGAAAATTATTAGACATTGTGCAGCTATGGAGATTAAGGGATATAGAATTTCGAGTGATTTGGTCCCTGTAATAAATCATCCAGAGGTTAACTTAAATATATCTGAGCTGCCAAATTATAAATTAATACAGTATGAGATTGATAAAGTTAAGAGGGCCATTAAAGAAACAGGTATTAGAGTAAGTGCACATCCATCAGAATATATTTCTCTTACTTCTGATGATCCCAAAGTGATTAATAATTCTATAACAGATTTAGAGAGTCATGCGGAATTATTTGATTTATTTGAATTAGAGAGAAGCACATATAATCCATTAAATATACATTGTCGTAAAGATGGAGATCCTTTAGAGATATCAGATAAATTTAAGAAGAATTTCGAGCGATTATCTGACAGTGTAAAGAGTAGATTAGTGTTAGAGAATAATGATAATGCTAAGGGTGTTTGGAGCATAAGGAATTTAATTAAATATTTCCCTAGTTATTCTATTACATTTGATATATTGCATCATAAAATGCTCTCTGATGGATATACAGAAGAAGAAGCTTTTAATGCATCTTATAATACCTGGAAATTCGAGCCAATATTTCATTATTCAGAGGGTAAAGATAATACACGAGCACATAAGGACATGGCTGATAATTTACCTCCTGATTATGGTAGAAATGTAATATGGGATGTAGAATTAAAAGGCAAAGACCATGCTATCTTGGAAATGATAAACAGAGGTGGAAAAAATGGTAATTGATGCTGTTAGAGAAGATATTAATATAAGTGATGTATTAAATTATATCAAAAGCTGCGATCTTATTTCAGTGAGAGAAGGCAAGAATACTAAGAGTGTATATTTTAAAGATAATGACAATAACTACACTGTCTTTATCTATTCCCTATTAAACAATTCTGCCACTGTAATTGCCACTGTTTCTGGTATTAATGTTGATTTAAATATAAGTAGAGAAATATTTTACAGTGTTTTTGATAAATACAAGATCTTTAAGTAGCATATCTGAATTTTCGAGGTATAATTAGAGAGTAAGGATTTCGAGAGCTTTACACTCACTCATTCCCCTTAATTAAACCTGAGGGGATTTTTTTTAAGAGTGTTGATAATCTTAAATTTCGAGGTATAATATATTTGATGGTCCTGGGTATCTCAATAGGAAGAGAGCGAAACTGTTAATTTCGAGGTTGCTGATTCGAGCTCAGCCCCAGGAGCTAAAGCCCTCATTGATTTGAGGGCTTTCTGTTTTTAACTTTTTCGAGTAAATCAAACACTAATATTTTATATTTATTTTTTGCTGTTTCATTTAAATAACTACAAGATGAAGAATCAATAATAGCAAGTTCAATATCTTTTTCATAACAAGCTATTATTTTTCTCTTGTCATTATTTTGTATCTTTTCGAATTTGTCTTCACCATAAATAGGTTCATAATGTGTGATACCATTTAATTCAATAGCAAATCTTAATTCTGGAAAATAAAAATCGAGCTCTGATTCTATAGCTGATTTTTGATTACATACTAATTCTAAGTCTGGATAATGTGCTTTGATTTGTTCTTCTAAGTAAATTTCAAGTTTTGATCTTTTGGTACCGTATTTTTTATGAGTATTATTATAAGAAGCTGAACATGAATGAGAACAGAAATTATTAGGAAATTTAATACATTCAGCATTTGATTTTTTAAATTCTTTTTTGCATTTTAAACATGAAACTAGTCTTTTTTTATTATCTGGATATCTGCATTTATGAGAACACCAATATTGATTATTTGATTTTAATTCACAAGGATATCTCATGACATTTTTATTACAACCTACACACTTCACTTCAATTGGCATATCTTTCACCTGTATTCAAATATAATATTTCGAGTCATAAAGACCTAATGTCTTTTTACAGATAAATTTTGCTTTCACCTTTTTTTTGTGGTATAATCTAAACCTATGGCCTGTTAGTCGAGTGGTTTAAGATGCCTCCCTTTCACGGAGGAGACCAGGAGTTCAATCCTCCTACAGGCTATTTTGTTTGTATAATATTTTTGTTAGATTATTCCCCTGTAGTGAAACCTGGCATCACATCAGTTTTTGGAGCTGAAATTCCTTGATCGTACTGAGGCGGGGGAACTTATAAAAATCGAGAAATGTATTGGCAAGACTAGATTTTTCGAGTATAATAGATATGTAAGTGGTAACAAGGCTCTATAGTTAAACGGATATAACAAGACTCTTCTAAAGTTTAATTTCAAGTTCAATTCTTGATGGAGCTATAATCCCCTCTAATAAACCAGAGGGGATATATTTAAAATGATATATGTTTAACACCCATCATTTTTAAGTGTTCCAAATATCCTCTGCCATCTATCCCAAACATTTTACCTGTTATGATAGTTTTCTCAATTAAGGTTTTATGCCATTTTTGATAATTCGAGCAATCAAAATCGAACCAAGAATTTTCGAGTCTTTTAAAATTCATAATAGAGATACCTGGTGTATAACTAAATGGCCCTGTGTTAGCTCCAGCATCAATATTATAAGAAGATAAATTTAGATTAATATTAAATCTATTTCCCATTGCTGCTTGTCCATTATTAATTTTATTAAAGAGATCATCATTACAAAACACAAGAAACCACAAAGGCTCCATACATGTTCCAAAAAAATCAGCTCTTTTATTTTTAACATATGTAGCTAATAATTTATCTTTAATATTTAGATGAGATAAACTAGGATGAGCTTTATCTAATTGCTTCTTGAAAAAATCGGGGGGCTCATGATTAATGTATTTTTCGAGCAATAATTCATCATCGTCCATATCAATTATATTTTGATAGAATGATTTTGGTCTTTTTCTTATATTATCTCTATGAACAAAAAATATAGCGCCACAATGACAAAGAAATATTGATTTATTAATATTATCTGCATTTCTTAAACCTAGATTAATTAAATCAGCCACGAAAGAGATTGGATGATATCTTGGGTTATCACCAGCAAAATAATATTGATTGTAAATTGATCTGGCATAACACAAAGATCCAAATCCACCTTTAAATGTAGAATTAATAGCTAATAAAGGTTCGTGCACATGATCATCTGGAATTGCTTGACAGAAAATTGTATATTCATGTAGATTATCATAATTATCTACAATGTATTTTGCGAATATCCAATCCATACATTGTTTCTTATCAACAATTATATCTCCAGATTCAGCTTTGCCACCATCTACATCTGGATGATATACTGTTTTTGAATACTCTACCTTGTTAATAAATACATCTCTGTCTTCTCTTGTGTGTACTATAACTAAATGTTTGTCTTGCATATTATTTTTATACCCTACTTTACAGACATATAAAATTCCCTTTAAAATAGTTCTTGACACACTCATACTATCTGATATACTTAAGCCCTAAGGAGAAATGTTATGCGAAATCGTGCTCTTATCCGTGCTCGTGTTGTTAGAAACTTTGGTGCGAAACCCGGTGATTATGTTTTTATCACAAAGGTAAAGAATATTCACATTGTCTCTAATGACCCTATCCAGAAGTCAAGAAGAATTAAAGTAGACAAGTATTTTAACATTCGCTTTGATGTAAAATCTCTTCCAAACAATGTCGGTATTTTTGATGACAATATCGTAGTAGGCTGATACAATAGATTATCTTCTAACCCCTACATAGAAAGATAAGGAATGAACACTCTCAATACAATCTTTGGATGTTTTGATTCATCTAAAATATCCACATACTCGTCCTACTGGAATTCCATCACACCACAATCTGATGGAGAAATATTTAAAAGATGGTTGTTCGCTTTTACATCCATTCACTCCACTTGGCAATCTAATGTGAGATGCTACAATCATATTAAGAATTTCGAGCAGTGGATTGATGATAAAGAACAATTATCTCATCTCCTCTATATCTCTAAAGGTGGATGTCATAATCAACGAACAGAAAGCATTTGGGATTTTCGAGACAAGTTTTTCGAGAACCCAGATACTTTTAGAAAATCGAGTAATGAATCTTGGATGGAGATGAGAAACAGATTGGCATTGTTCCTTAAAGGCATTGGACTTGCTAAAACATCCTTTGCCCTTGAACTATGCTATCCAAATCAGGCTCAAATTGTATGCTTAGATGTACATATGTTAAGATTGCTTGATATGAACACTCAAGGATACAGAAAAGAATCTAAGAGGGATATTCAGGCTTATATTGATGGAGAGAATATTTGGATGGATTATTCTGCCAAAATAAAATCATCTCCATATATTACCAGATGCTTGTATTGGGATATTAATCAGGGACAAAAAGATTCTAGATATTGGTCAGAATGTTTGGAGCCACAATTGTCTTTCGAGTTTTAGATAAATAAATTATGTAGGGTGGTTTATTTATCTAAAGAGGGGGATTGACAATGAAGTTAGTCCCCTTTACAATAAAGCTAGGATATAAGAATGAAAGTTAATTTTAATATTACAGGAACAATGGAAATTCCTGATAGCGTTATTCCCCATTATGATGTTGCTGGTAAATTGTATGCATTAGAATTCAATGATATTATTTATATGCTTCAGATCTGTATTGTAGCAGAAGGTGGAGCTTGGGGAAATGAGATAATCACTCATCATCAAGACATGGAAAATCATAGCATAAAAAATGTTCGCTATAACGATGCAGAGTTTGAATTATCTGATATAATCTAGTATCACAAGAAAGGGTATTCCTACAATGCCTAATTGGGTCATGAACTCACTCACTTGTATTTTTCAAACTAATGAAGAATACACCGCTTTTAAAAACAAAGTAGATGTTGAGAATTTTTATAATTCTTTCATCCCTATGCCTGAGATATTAGTGGACACAAAATCTCCCTATATTGAAGTAGATAAATTGATTCTTGATTACAACAAAGAAACACATTCTACATCAATGGGTCTTACTGAAATCATCAACAGCAATCACCCTTTGTACTCTGATGCAGCCAAAAATGCATTAAAGAGTCAACAAGCATTCATCGCAACTGGATATTATGATTGGTATTCTTGGAACCTTAACAACTGGGGTGTTAAATGGGATGCCTCTCAATGTGAATCCAAAGAACTGCCTGATTTTAATACAATCATCTACACCTTCAATTCTCCTTGGGGAACACCAGAACAATTTGTAATAAAATTATCTACAATGTATCCTAATGCCACTTTTGAAATGGTGTCTGGTTCCATTGAAAACGATTCCCATTATGAGTTTACCTGTGAAGATGGTAAATATGAAGAAACTTGCTCTTATGAAACATTTAAAGAAGCAGTGGAAGATGGTAAATGGGGCGGATGGGATGAATGGGCTGAAATGTTTGAGGAGAGTGAAGAAGTATGACACTTAAAGAACTAATCGCCAAACTTCAGGAATTAGATAAAAAATATGAACAGTATAGCCAAGATACAGAAGTGGTTTTGGCTATCCACTCTAAAAATGAATTTAATCCAGAAGTACAAGTAGATTATATTGATGAAATATTACATCCCGCTACAGATACATTTTCTGGTTATATTTGCCGGATTGTATTATGTGGAGAAATCGAAGGGGAAGACTAAATTAGAAGGGGAGAGAAATCTCCCCTTCTACCTGATATAATAAGCCATGGAAAACATTAAGTGGATTCGAGCAATGAGTGACCGTTTGAGGGATGAATTGTCAAAAGAATATGATGATGAAACAAAAGACCTTATCGTCAGAGCTTTTATGCGAGGGTTATATCAAGACCCAGCAATTGTAGAAGAATTAAAATCGAGTTCTTTAATTGAATCTGATTATTTCGAGGTTGAAGATTAATGAAAATGCTTTATATGGCTGATGGATTGTTTCTATATAAGATTGATGATTCTTATGTAGTAAAAGACCAAAACGATAATATATTAAAGCAAGCTAAAACTTATCAAACTTGCTCTAGATATATTTTAAAAACATTACAATCAAGAAGAGCAGCTGAAAAATATGT